GCCAGGTTGTCCAGCTCGCGGGCGGCGTTGCCGGTGTTGGCGTCAGCGGTGATCGTCGCCGTGCGTGCCTGGTTGGCGACACTGTCCAGTCGGGCGTCGGCGGCGTTGGCGTCGGCGACGGCGTAGATCGTCGCGTTGCGTTGGCGGGACGTGACGTCGAGCAGGCCGTCGGCGGCTCTGGAGGTGTCGGCGTCGGCGGTGATCGTCGTGTCGTACTTGGCGTCCTTGACGCCGGAGATGCCGGCCTTGGCCCTGGCCGTGTCGGAGTCGACGGTGATGGTGCCTTCCGCACTGTCGGCTTGGGCGACGACGTCGTCGATCGCGTCCGCCGCCCCGCTGGTGTCGGCGTCGGTCGGCAGGACGATCGGGTCGTAACCCTTGTTGATCAGCTCGGTGTTGAGCCGCCCCAACGCGCCCTCGATGTCGCCCTCGGCGATCGCGGTGCGGATCGCCACCGCCACCTCGGGAGGCAGGTACGTGTCGATGAACGACGAGAACTGTTCCAGCGCCGCCTTGGCCTCTTCCGCCCGGGTCAGCTGGATCATGATCTGGATGTCTTCAGGCATCAGTCCGAGCTCGTCGGCCAACGCCGTCGCCTGCGCGGTGGCTTCCTCGCTGGACGCACCCATCGCCTGGAACGCCGCCGGGAACTGTTCGAGCACCTGGGCGCGGAAGAACTCGGCCTTGGCGGTGTAGGCGTCGATCCCACCGGTCTCGAACGCTGCGTTCAGCTCGGCTTGGATCGTGTCGCGCATCCCCGAGATGCCTTCGGTGACCGCGGCCAACTCGTCGGGGATCCCTTTCAACTCCTCGACGGAGTCAGGGGTGAGGTCGACCGTCGCCCAGTCGACGGCGACGTCCTTGGTCCCCTTGATCGCCTCTTTCATGGCGTCGAACGAGTCGACGGTGTCCAACGCCATCAACGAGAAGTCGAGCTCGGATGCTGCGTTGACCTGTTCGAGTGCGGCGGCTAAGGCGTCGGCGGCGTCGATCGCCTCGTCCATGCCGGCCGCCACCTCACGGTAGGCGGCGTCCTGTTCACGTACGCGTTGAGCGGCTTCCGCCTGCATGTCGGCGGTGGCGCCGAGCGCCGCCGCTTGAGCTTGGAGCGCCGCAGTCTTCTTTTCCAGCGTCGCCGCCGAGTCCTCTGTCGCCCCGCCGAAGATCTCCTCGTTGCGGGCCATGTCCGCCTGTGCCTGCGCGTAGTTGGCCGCCTCTTGGGTGAACAGGCCAAGCAGCTTCGCCTTCTCGCTGTCACTGATGTTGGAGGCGTTGACGGCCTCGGTCCACTCCCGCTGGCCTGCGGCGCCCTCCGTCACTGACTCGTTGAAGTCTCGAACTGAAAGGTTGGCCTTGTCGAAGATGTCGGCGACGTCCTCTGTCCGGCCCTTGAACAGCCCGAAGACGCCTTCGAGTCCGTGCCACGACGTCGCCGCGTTGTCGACAACCTGGGTTTGCTCGTCGCTCAGCTTGTTGAGGTCGAGCATCACTTCGCCGGCGTCGCGTAACGCCTCGGTGTAGTTGGCCGCGGCGCTCCCCGCCCCCTCCATCGCGGTGCCCCAGCGCTCCACCGAATCGGCGGCAAGTTCCGCCGCCTCGGCGTTGTTCGACTGGAGCTTGCCGATCACGGCGAGCGCCCCGGAGATGACGGCGATCGGCCCGACGACCTTTCCGAAGTTCGAGATGATGCTGCCGAACTTCTCGCCGGACGCGGCGGCGTCGGCCATGTACTCGCCCATCTGGCCGATCGCCACCCCGACCGACCCGGCGACCCCACCCAACGCACCGAGATCCTGGGTGGCGTTGCCGACCATGTTGGCGAGCACGCTCTTGGACGAGTCGGCGGACCTGCCGATCTGATCGATGCCCTGCGTCGCGCCCGACGTGTCCAGCTGGATCGGGGTGTCGTTGATCTCCTTCGCCTTCGCCGAGATCTGCTCCAGGTCGCCTTGGAGTTGGGCGATGTTGGCGACGGTGATGTCGACCTGCGGATCTTCGGCGTCGAGCGTGTCCAGCTTGATGACGAGGTCAGCGATGTCGTTGGTGATCTGCGAGGCGTTCGTCGTCAGCAGCAGATTGGCGGCGTCGCCGGCGCCGAGCTTGTCGACCTTCTGCATGAGGCTGGTGATGTCGCGTTCGGCGGCGTCGGTGTCCGCCTTGACCGGGATCTCGACGTCTTCGCCTTCGAGCTCGTCGACCGTTCCGGCGACCTTGTCGAGAACCTTCGAGGCGTCATCCTGTGCGACGACGCGGACTTCCAGTTCCTCGCGGGCCATCAGCCGACCGCCCTCGCGAACGCGGCGGTGGCGTCCTTGCGGGCGGCGTCAACCGCCCGACCGGCACCCCGGGTCCACGTGCCCTTGGCGGCCATCCCTGCCACGTTGACGGTTCGTCGGGGCCCGTACGGGGTGCGCAGCAGCCCCCGCGGTCCCCTGCCGGTGACGGTGTGGGCTTGGGTGCCGTGCTGCAACCAGGTCCAGCCGCCACCCACCCCGACCGCGGCCGCTTCACCGTTGCCGCCCCGCACCTCGACACGGGCCGACATGTGCGGGGCGTTGGAGAACGAGCCGCCACCATCAGCGGCCAGCTCGCCACGCAGGATGTCGGCTGCTACCTCGGCGCCGTGACGCGGCCAGTCATCGGCGAACCCGGCGACGTCACGCGCCAGTCGACCCAGGGCGGCAGCGGCGGTCATGACCAGCCACGGATGACGGCGCCTCAGACCTCTGCCATCTCGGGCTCGGGTTCGGCGGCGAGGGCGACGACCGTGGGCGGGATGATCACCGTCGTCGACCCGGCGCCGAACTGGATCTGCGGCTTGGAGGACAGCGGCAGCGAGATGTCCGACGTGAGCGTCGTACGGGCGGCGCCGCCGATGGTGCCGGCGACGAGCCGGACGCGTCCGATCAGCTTCGGCGGGTTGACCGTCTCCGCCGGCGCGGTCCCGGCGGAACCGGCCATGCCGAACAGGACGTAGGCCTCCTCCGTGTCGTGCTCGAACAGGAACGCCGAGAGTCCGGCGGCGACGTTCGGGTCCTGCAGGAACGACAGGTCGAGGGAGTAGCTGGTCTGCGCCGGCTGCGGGATCGTGCGGCCCGGGTTGCAGAACGTCGCCGGAACGTCGACGGTCGTCGTGTCCTGTGCCGCGGTGAGCGCGCCGCTCGTCGTCTGGCATGTCCACGACGCCGAGCCGGCCTCGTAGTCGGCGAGGTCGGCGGTGTCGACGCCGGCGCCGCCCGGGGCGAGCCACGACGCCTCGTAACCGGCCTCGGCGGTGTCGACCACCTGGAAGGCGATGACGCCTTGCTCGATCTGAAAGATGACTGCGTCAGCCATGAGTGATCTCCTGGGGTACGGGCTCGGACGGGATCTGCGAGGTGGCCGGCGTCGGCAGGCACAGCGAGACCGCGGTCAAGGTGACCTCGACCGACATCACCGCCGCCCGCAGCCGACGCTCGGAGCCGGGCGACTGCGCGACGTCGTCGGCACGCACCGCTTGGGGTTCGGCGTTGCGGACCGCGGTGACGGCATCCCAAGCGTTCGAGACGACGTCGTCGAGCCCGTCGACCTGGGCGGAATCGGTGCCGTCGTAGACGATCCACACCGGGAACGTGGCGACCGAGATCTGGGTTTGGCGGCCGAGCGTCGACCGGTTCACGAACGGCTGCTCGATGTAGATGAACGGGGCGACGTAGCGGTAGCCGGCCGGCGGATGTGCCGACGTGCGGCCGGGCAGCACCGCCTCGAGGGCGGCGGCGAGGTCGCGTCGGGCAATGCCGAGCCGGTTCACGCCACACCCCAGCGCTGCTTGGAGGGCAGCACCAGCGGACGCACCGCGGCGACGGCGTCGAGGTCGAGGTCGGTGAGCTGCCGGTTGTACGGGTACAGATCGACGGCGAGCGCCACCGCGGCGTGCTGCAGATGGGCGACCGCACCGGCGTCGATCGGTTCGGTGGCATCGATCCGGGTGTTGATGTACTCGACGGCGGCCGCCGCGCACTGCTCGACACGGTCGGAGTCGACGTCGCCGTCGCGTAGGCGCAGCGCGGCCATCGCCTCGGCGGCGACCGCGGTCAGGTCCCACACGTTGACCGCCGGGGCGGCGACGTCGGTCACGGCGCGGCGCCCATCGCCCAGTCGTCGCCGTTCCAGTGCACGTTGCCGGAGCCGATGACGATGTACTCGTCCGTTCCCCACGCCTCGTCTGTGTCGGCGTCGAGCAGGTCGAGGGCGCGCAGGTCGCCGATCGTCGCCGGCACCTCGGCGCCGACGGGCGTGAAGGTGCCGGGCGCGCCGGCGCTGACACCGGTCGGTGGCTCGGGCGGAGGTGGCTCCGGTGGTGCCCACAGCGACGGCGGGTACGACTCGGAGTAGATCTCCTCGAGGCGGCGGGTGTCGCTCACGGCGCGAGGTGGATGGCCCCGTTGGCGATCGGGCGGAACCCGGCGGTGGCGGCGGCGACGGCGACCTGACGGCCGAGCACCGACGGCTCGACGGCTTCGAGCACCGGGAACCGGTAGATGTAGCCCTCCATCACCATCGAGTTGCCGACCCAGAACGTGTTGTCGGTGATCGCCGGGGTGACGACGGCGCGCAGCCCGGCGACACCCATCCCGAAGTCGGTGGCCGTCGCGTTGCCCGGGGCGTTGGATGGGGCGAGCGTCGGGAACAGCGGGCGTCCAGCGAGGTCGGTGAGCCCGCCGAGCCGTGCCCAGCCGGTCGGTCCCATCACGATCCACGTCGCCAACGAGCCGGTGGCTGCGTAGACGGCGGCGGAGGCTTCGAAGATCGCCGCCAGGATTGCCGGCGCGTCGGCGTCCGCGGCGAGGGTCACCTTGCCGGTCGACAGGATCATTTCGGCGACCAGCGAGTTGTCGATGGCGTTGCCGAGCCGGCGCAGCAGGTGCGACACGATCAGGTCGAGCGAGCCTGGCTGCAGCGAGATCAACTGCTGCGAGATGTTCAGGTACGTGCCGACCGTGCCCAGCGAGATCGGGTCGGCGGTGACGTTGAACGCCTTCGACGGCAGCTCACCCTTCTCGAAGCCGGCGGTGGCGCCGTCGCCTTGATCGCCGACGGACGTGGCGAAGTCGGGATCAACGATCCGCGGTCGCATGAAGTGCAGCGCCGACGGGGACTCGACGAGTCCGAGCGCCGTGGCGAACGGCATCCCTCGTGGGTACGGGTCGATGATCGCCCCGATGACCGGCTTGACGACTAGGCCGCCGAGGTCGCCGGCGACCGGCACCGTGTTGGTCTTGTCGGTGCCCATGTGCTCGGCGGCCCGGTTCATCGCCTGCCGCATCCGGGTCGACGAGTCCGGGTCGCCGAGATGCAGCAGGTCGTACAACACCTGACCGGCCCGGTCATAGGCGGGGGATGGCGTCACCGAGCGGGTCACCCGGGCGAGACGGTTGCGGGCCTCGTCGGTCATCGCCAGGTTGTCGCCGATCAGCTCCAGCTGGACGTCGACCGCCGCGACGCGGTCCTTGGCGGCCTGGATCGCTGCGCGTTCGTCGTCGGACAGGTCGCGGTTCTGATCGAGGGCGACCTGCTTGAGCGTCTCGACCATGCGCTCCTTGGCGTCGCGGTCGAGCAGCAGCCGTTCGACCATCGGATCGGGTGCCAACGTGGTGGACACAGTGCCTCCAGGGACGGATCCAGGAACCACAGGCGGGTTCGGTGGGTTCTCCGTCGGGGCGGAGGCGTCACCTGGCGTGACCCGGCAGGCTCCACCTGGCGCCCCGGAGGGCCGGCGGGCTCTACCTGGCAGTCACCGGCGAGCTCTCGGGCTCTCCCTCGACGTGCTCAGTTGGCGCCAGTGTGGCCCGCCGGCTGTGTCCAACGCAAGCCTTTCGCCCGCGACTCGGCGAGCCAGCGGTCGAGCTCGGCGACCTCGCGCCGTGATGCTTCGGTGGCTTCGGCCTCAAGCAGGTCGAGGGCGCGGTCCTCGCGCACGGCGAGCACCTTGGCTGTCGGGTAGGCGCCGGTCGGGACGAGCGCGACGTGGCGGATGATCGCTCGCAGCCGGGTGACGATCCCGTCGATGGTCCGTGACCCGCCACGGGCGATCGGATGGAAGCGCACCGACAGGCCGTCGATGCCGTCGTCGTACATCTGGCGGACATCACGCACATGCGGATCACGAACCCGGAACGTGCCGTACAGGCCGTCGTCGGCCCGGTCCAATTCCAGGGCGTAGCCGATCGGGCTGCCATCGTGACGGTCCTGCAGGGTGACCGAGCGGATGATGCCTCGGTTCGTCGCCCCGTAGTCGAGCTGCTCGTCGAAAGCGTGCCGGTCGAACTGCTCAAGGTACGGGCGGGGTTCGACGTCGTCGAACACCCGCGCCGGCTCGTTCCACGGCACGACCTTGCCGTGCAGCGTGTGCTCGTCGACAAGCTCGACGGGACCTGCCATCGCCCGGTCCAGTTCCATCGTCATCCCCTCACTGAGCCGATCAGCCCCTCGATCCCACCACCCGGGTCCACGTCCGCTTCGTGCGGCGCCCATCGTTCGAACTCGCGGATCTCGTCGACCTCAAGCGCCCGGCCGCCGTCGTCGCCGACGATGCCGTGCAGCGTGGCGTAGGCCCGGGCCCGCTCCTCAAGCGGCGGCTGTGTGTAGCGGTCCGGGTTGAACTCGATGTGGGACCCGCGGGGCAGCAGCCATTGCGACATCGCCCCGGACATCGACTCGGCGGCGGTGCGTAGCGTCGCCCGCCAGTGCCAGTCCGCCAGCATCAGCGTCGACTGGTAGGTGAGCCCATTGTTCTGCGGCAAGTTGACGAGCACGGCTGGCACACCCATCGCCGCGGCGATCATCTCCAGGTCGAACCACAACAAGTCGAGCAGGGCGAGGTCCTTGGGCGACATCGTCAACGTCTCGAACTCGAGCCCGCCCGACAGCACCGCCGGCGCGCCCGCCGAGTGGTAGCGGGCCGTCATCCATTGGCCCTGCAGATCAGCCGACTGGGCGGCGGTGAGCTCATCGGGATGCTTGAGCACCGCCCACACGCCGTAGCGGGCGATGTTCTCGGCGTAACGGTTCAAGGTTGCCGCCGACATCAGGTTGCCCCATGCCCAGCGCAGCGGCCCGATGCCCCGCCGCTGGCCGGTGCCGGGCAGCTGCTGGTACGGGATGTGGCAGATGTCGGCTCTGGCGAGCGGATCGCCGTGATCGTCGTGGCCGAGGTACCAGTTGCCTTCGTCGTCGACGAACACCTGTGACGGGTTGAGGGCGACGAACCGGGCCGGCCAGCCGTCGGCGAAGCGGCCCGTCGCCCACAGGATCGCTTCGCCGGCGAGGTAGTAGCTGTTCGACAGCGCCTTCATGAACGCGGTCCAGTCCGAGTACAGCTCCGGTTCGGGCGACGAGTACCACGACGGCAGTGAGCTCGGTCGACGGTTGTTGACGGCGTAGGCGGGGAAGCTGGCGAGCTGGCGTCCGTTGAGGTCGGCGCAGGTCATTGCTGTGGACACGCGACGCATGTAGCCGCCCGGGTTCTGACGGCCGTAGCCGAACCCTGACCATTCGCCGCCACCGCCGCTGAACTCCTCCATCGGCGGCGTCGCCCAGACCCCACCGGCGTCGATGGTGTCGGCTGCGGGCCATCCAGACCATGCCGACGCCGGCAGCACGAAGTTGCCGGGCGCGTTCGTCGACGAGGTCGGTCCGACCGACTGCGGTGGATCGTTCGGCCCGGCCAGGTTGGCGTTCGGTGGGACCTCGCGCGGGTCGGCCCTGTCACGCGGTGCGTAGCGGCCCGACGGAGGCGGGCGGTCGAGCATCGGACGCAAAGGGTACGCCTCGCGGTTGCTTGGCGCTAGCACCGCGCTTGCGGCGGGTCAGCTGACTGCAGCGATAGGAGCGAAGTCGATCGGCTCGCCGGTTCGTTCGAGCATCGGGAGCCGCCCGGTGAGCTGCTGCCAGCGGGCGCAGGCGACGTCGACGTAGGCGGGCTCGAGCTCCATCGCCGCGCAGCGCCGACCGGTCACCTCGGCGGCGGCGATCGCCGTGCCCGACCCGCTGAACGGCTCGTACGCCCACTCGCCGGTGCGCAGGTGCCACGTGTACGGGTCGGTGTACAGCTGCACGGGCTTGATCGTCGGGTGTTCGACGTTGGCCGAGGCGTTGGCGAGGTGCCACACGTTCGTGGCGTTCGACGGCGGCCGGCGCCGGGTCGGTGGCCGATCGCCCTCACGCCAGCTGTACGCGCACGGCTCGGATTGCCACATGAAGTCCGAGCGGGTCAACACGGGGCGGTTCTTGACCCAGAGCAGCGTCTGGTGCCACAGCAGCCCGTTGGCCCGCCACGCGTCGGCGACCAGGGTGCGACGAAGATCGGCGTGCCACTGGTACACCGGCGCCTCGGCTGCAAGCCGCTTGAGAGCTTCGGCCAGGAAGCGACCGAAGAGGTCTGACGCCTGATCGGGGTCCCGGTAGGTGTCCCATTCCTTGTCCTTGATGACGGCGTTGTTGACCTTGGACTGCGGGTGGTTCTGGCCGGTGTAGTCGACGAGGTACGGCGGGTCGGTGACCATCGCCAGCGGCGTGATCCCGTCGAGCAGGCGGGCGACGTCGTCACCGTTCGTCGAGTCGCCGCACAGCAGGCGGTGCCCACCAAGGATCCACAGATCACCGGGCTGACTGCGCGGCGTCGCCGGCGGCTCGGGGATGGCATCGGGATCGCCCGGCGTGGCCCAGCGGTCGAGCAGCTTGGCGAGGTCGGCGGCGTCGTAGCCGGTGCCAGCGAGCCCGTCGTCGAGGGCGGCCAGGTCCTCGAGCAAGCGGGCGAGCTCGCGCTCGTCGTAGCCGGCGTCGTCGTTGGTGCGGTTGTCGACGAGCAGCAGCCGCCGGGCCTGGTCGTCGTCGACGTCGACGAGCAGCACCGGCAGGTGCGTGTCGCCACGGCGCCGGGCGACACGGGTGCGGTGGTTACCGGCGATGATCCGCCGGGTCGACGCCTGCACCAGCACCGCCCCGTAGAACCCGTGCGCAGCCATCGACGCCTCGATCGCCTCCTCGTCGCCGCGGCGCGGGTTGTCGGGGTGCTCGACGAGCTCGTCGATCGGGAACGTCGGCTCGTAGCGCTGGGCGATGGTCGGCACGGCAGGCTCCTAGTGGATGGCGGGGCGGGCGGGGACGGGTGCAGAGACGATGCCCCAGCGGGCGTTGGTGGCGGCAGTGAGCGGAGTGATGTCGGCACCGGCGCGGCGCTGCCACACCCAGGCGTCACCGACCGGCCGCTTGGTCGCCGCGGCGACGGCAGAGTCGAGGCGGTAGTCGCCGCGGTGGGTCAGCTGGCCACGGGGCACGGCGTCGTGGAAGCTGCCGCACGCCCGGGCGAACTCGGGCAGGGCGATCTGGCGCACCTTCACCCGGGCCCGCTCGAACGCCGGCAACGCCGACCCGGCCGGCGAGGCCCGATCGATGACGACGGTCGCCTTCCAGCGTTTGGCGACCTCGACGGCACGCTCGATCACCCGGAACAGGTCCGAGCTCGACTCGATCACCTCGAGCGGGGTGCGCCCGTCGACGTCGCCGGCGATGACGACGGTGCCGCGATCGCGCTCCGGGGTGAAGTCGAGCGACAGCGCGACCTTCTCGCCGGGCACGTCATCGGAGCGGCACGCGGCCCAGGCGACCGGGTCGATGCCGACGATGCCGATTGGGTCGGCCCACAGGTTGAGATGCTCACGCCGGAACGTCGCCTCGTCCATCGTCACCAGGTCGGCGGCGAGCGCCCGCGACACCGCACCGTGCGGCTCGTCGAGCGACGGGTTGGCCTCACGCCACACCAGCGGGTCCGTGATGTCGCAGTCCTCGGCCGGCGCCCACTCAAGCCAGCACAGCGGCGAGTGCGGATCGGCG